GAACTCCATAGGTTAGCAATGTTTTGATGATTAGTAACTTTATCGCCGTAGTCTTCTTGCCGTTGACCGGTAACAATGTTTATTGTTTCTTCTAAAATATTTTTACTTATTCTCATCAACCCTCTCTTTCTTTTTTACTGCTTGTAAATCATTTGTGAGTAGTTGTAAATCAAGTAGCAATAATTTAAGCTCTCTATCAACTTTTTCGCGGTTGAGTTTTGGTAATTCTGCACGTATTTTACGTACTTGTTTTTCTGTTACACGAACTTGTTTCAGTGCAGTATCTATTGTAAACATTAAAATGCCTCCGTAAATTCTCTGTCCGATCGTGATCGAACTATGTTTAAGCTATGTCGTGCTCTTGTCATACCAACGTAAAACACACGACGTTCTGAATCTCTGTGCCGCCAATATTCTTCATCAGCCTTTCTTCCTAAATCAGAGAATAACATTACATTGTCAACCTCTCCACCCTTTGCTCCGTGTATCGTAGATAAACGTACTCTTGGTTCCTTCGTAATCTTTTCACCTTTACGAAGAATGTTTTGAATGTAAATTCTTTTTTCTGGCTTTATGTTTTCTAAAGCTTTCATCCATTGTAATTCTTTGTCAACTTTTAATCCATGGTCCGTGCTAAGTTCTTCAAAAATATACATTTTTTCTTTATCTGCACCCTTCATTGCTTTGTGTTCTTTATCAACACCTGTGCCTGTTTTTATATACACGTAAAGATTTTTTGCTTCTTTGTAACTTATAGGTTTACCTTTTCTAACCCTTTCCCATGCAATAATAGCACTTTGTATTCTTTTATCTAATGACGTTCTATCTCCCCTAGCATAAAACACACCGTCAGATTTTAAATCTATTTCTAATTTATCTAAAATATATTTATCTCTAGCTAGTAAGAGCCACTCACCTTGTTTTAGTTTACTAGATTGTAACTCTGGAAAAAACTTTATCTCGCCGTCGTCTTCTCTACCAATCCATTCCTTTGGCACTCTATCTTTTACTCTACATATTAGATTGTTTGCTTTTCGGTGTATAAGTCTTGATAGTCTGTAAGACTTATCAAGAATAACTCTTTCACCTTCCATATTTATTAAAAATTCTGGTCTTGCCCCACAAAACTTAAAGATGGCTTGATCATCATCACCAGCAATGTAAACACGTTTTGCATTAGAAACAATTCTTTCTACCATCTTCCATTGTAGCCAACTTAAATCTTGTGCTTCATCTATAATTACAACATCAAACTGTGGTATGTAATCTTTTAATTTTTTATTAAAACCAATAATCATGTCAGTAAAATCATATTTGTTTCTTAATTTTTTATAGTCTTCTATTGATTTATCTATGTATTCTAATTTTTGCCAACCACCTTCTAAGTGTCCTACTTCTGCAAAACCAAAATAATGTTTTGTAGTTAATCCTCTAACTTTTGCGCCATCAATTACTTTTGTAAACACGTCGTCTGGAAAACTAACACCATAATTCTCTACTTTAGCATTAGGATTACTTAACTTAATTCCTAATTTTTTAGATATGTAATCGTAATCATCATCACCCATTACGTTTTCTTCTCGTAAATGTAATTGTTGAAATGCTAAACTATGTAATGTTCTGAAATAAATAAAATCTTTTGAATTATAATTAAAATTTTGTAATGCTCTTGATAAAGCTTCGTCTGCTGCTTGGTTAGTAAAAGCAAAATATCCGATTTTGTTTGGTGAAACTTTATTCTCTCTTATTTCTTTTTCTACTATTCTTAGTAAATAAGTAGTCTTACCTGTGCCTGGTGGTCCAAATATTATCTTTCTCATTAAAAAGGTGTCTCCTCGTCCATGTTAGGTCTGTCTAATTCTGTATCAACTTTCTTCTGCCATGGCACATACCACATGTAAGTTGTTTTGTTTAAAACTTTTCTTCTTGTATCTCCTCCACCTAACTTATCCCTTATATGTGCTGTCATTTCTTGTGTAGAAAAATCTTTAAATCTATTCTTTTCTAAAAACTTTTCTAATGAATCCATTTTAAAAAATGCTGTCATCTTCTTAACTTTATCTACTTTACCACTATCTGTTTTTTCTATATACTCCCGTTCTTCAAATAAAGCTTTACCTATTCTTATCTCATCTATGTTGTCAGCTTCTCCTTGATCTTCTAAAAACTTTTCTAATAAACTTTCAAACTTACCTGTCTTACTTATTTCATAAGGTAATTTAATTACTTCTACCTCTTTCATCAAAGCTTGAATCTTTCTGGTCCACATTTGTTGTGGCATTAAATTAGGTAAGGCATGAACTTGATCCATACATGCTAGTCTAAATTTATGTTGATTATATAATTCTTCTGTCGATACCCTCATTCTTTCTCCATCAATATTTAAAAACCATATTGATTTATCACTTTGAAACTTTGTTAAATCACTAACTTTATAATCTATGTCATCACCTATACCATATGGTCTAGTTCTACATTGTATTGAAGAACATACACCACACATCGGTTGATCTTTACATTTGTATTGATAATCTTTTTTCTCGTGTTGCCTTATTGTTTTCTGAACTTGTTGAGATCCTAATGGTCTCTCCATGTATTTATGATTAAATTCATCAATTTTATTTTGCCAATCATCTGGCCATTTCTTTTTTGCATAAACTGCGTATTGATACAGTGTGTTATCTCTACCGCCCTCTGGTATGCCTTGTCCCATTAACGTTGCTAGACAAGGTGGACCATCATCTAAATATGCTAAATCTTTTCTTCTTTCTATTTTAAATTTTCTTAAATCTTTTTCGGTCGTGCAATAAGTATCATATAAAGAAAAGAACTCGTCAAGAGTAGCACCGCCACCGTCATCAGTAAAGCCATGCCGCATACTGTCATCACCACCATGATAGGGTAAGTTAAGAAAGTTTCCCGTATCTCCTCTATCTGCTTTGATTTCAATTTGTTTTGGAAATACTTCACAATTCGCATAACCTAACTCTCCCGACCACTCTATAAGTTTTTCTCTCATAAGTTTAGCGGGCACAGGTTCTTTTGTAAATAAAAATATATGTGCGCCACCACTTTTTGATCTACACATGACAAGCGGTAATTTTAAATTTCTTATCTTACTAACAATAACTCCGTAGTCTAATGGATACGTATCTACATCTATACAGCCCCATATGCACGTAGAGTCATCGCGTATTGGTATAATACCAAGACTAGGATCTTTTCCCTCTATGTGATCTATCCATAGTTGATCTGTTACAGGTTGTTTTAATATAAAAGCTTTACCAGAGGCTTTTCCATTTTCCATACCTCCATCACTTTTAAACTGACCATAAGCCCTGTCCAAACCATAGAATACCTTCTTAAATTTCTTAACTCTATCTTCCATAAACTATAATAAAAAAAGGGGCGCATGCGCCCCCAAGATTAAAATGGTACGTCAGTCTTATTTACTTCTTCTTCATACTTAACGCTACGCTCACCTTTGTTTACACTTTCAGCAAAACTTTTAGCGATCTGATAAAGATTAGCATCGGTAACTTGTTCCTCTCTACTGACCTCCCAGCCATGCCAATTACCTTTGTCATTCTTTTCTTTTACAGCTTTTAATCTGTAGAAGTGGCTGTAAGATGGTGGAGTAAATAAACCACTCTTACCTTTTAGCTTAACATTTAACATCATAGAATTCCACTTTCTACTTTTCTTTAGTTGAGTAGATTTCATTGTAATAACTGCTGGTGATGATTCACCATCGTCATTTACAAGTAAAATAAAATGATTACCACAAGTCTCAACATAGTTACCATTTTCTAGTCGATCTTTTCTATTATCGTCTCTAGTAGTTTTAGTAAGTATGTCACTTGTAGATTCATAGACATTGATCGGTGCACCCGTTCCTTGTCCTCTATCTGCCCATTCAACATATTGTCTTTGATATGCACAAGGTAAAACTCGTATACCCTTTGCACCATCATACAATTCGTTTGTAACAGTGTTATAAATTAAGCCAGGTTTAGCGTTAGGCACGCTTTCATCCTGCACCTCTGGTGATAAAGCCATTAAGACCTTTAATCTTGGTGTAGCTAAATCGTCTTGCTGTATATTTTCTAATCCGCTATGCGCATCAGATTCCATCATATCAAGACTTAACACCTTTCCGACTACTTTAGTCTCTACTTTCTTAGCAACATTTGAGTCTGCCATATTTTCTCCTTTTATTTTTTAGTTATTTTAGTTTCGGCGCCAACAAAGACTCCGAATTTGTCCATGGG